TACTTGGTAGGTTCGCTCCCGAGTGGGTTAAGCAGTTGTTGCTACGGTGTAGTCGCCAGATACGGTAATTGTCACTGGAGAAACCCAGACTGGGCTGTCCGCTGACACCGTTGGTGCTAAACCAGTGATGTAGCCGTAGCCGCTAATAGTCTTAGTATTAGCACCTGCGTCTGTATCACCCATAACTAATTCAAACTGGATTCTTGTTTTGTTTTTAGACAATCCGAATACACCCTGAGAAGCGGCAGTCGTTGTAGGACTTGCTCCTGGGAAGAATGTAGTTGGATCAAGAACCAAGTTCATTGAAATGGAGTTTGTAGCAGTTGTTGCTGTTTGCAGTTTAGATCCTGTGTCTAATTGTGTCCAGGTAAAAACATCATTAGCGTTATTG